GAGTCAGGCGCGACTCCATGTCAATGATTGTTTCCATTTGGCAAGTGATTGCCCGTTGACAATGATTAACAGCGAGTCACAGTTACCACGTGACAATCTTATAGGGGGCACCTGTGAGGCTACCGGATGCGTTCATCGCAAGCGTAAAAAAGGCAGGCGTGACGGTTTATTTTGCTAGTCGAAATACCACAAAGGTCTGGAATCAAGCCAGATTGTCGGAAGAGCCCTTGAGGTATGGCGGCTGGTACTGGGTGAGGACACAACGAGGAAGGGTCACAGAGACTGACGAAGACGGACCATTTAGGACCGAATCCGCAGCCATCCGTGACGCTTTTGTAAAGCTCCAGCTTAGGGCGTAGTAGCTTCTGGGGGCTCCTCTTTGCGTATCCTGAGGAGACCCCTCTCCTCCATGTCTTTGATGAACAGCGTGAGGTTGCTCATGACGTGCATGGAGATCGATTCAGCGGCATTGTCCTGGTAGCCAGAGACTTGCCATATGAATTTCGTTTTGAGGCCACCAGGAGTGTCCTCGATGAAGAGACAGGTTTTCATGAGTTTTTCTTCTTGAGTTCGTATTCAACTACATCAATTAACTCACGCAAATGATGTGGCTCTGGGTATGGGTCAGTCATGCAAATTAAGCCTTCTTTATGCTCATCCGTCAGACCTACCCATTCACGCTTAGGCGTTTCATCAGGACACTTGCAAGTTCTTGGATTACCTATATACCAACACTCACCACAATCCCCACAGCACATCTTAAACATTATTTGTCTCCTTGAGTTGTGGTGGGGAGGTGTAGAGAGCAACAATGCGTCTCGCCAGTTCTCTGCGGCTACGCTTACCGCCACCTTCATCCCAATGAATAATGGTTTCGTAAACAGTCTCCAACGCCACAGGCTCCTGCTCTTGCTGTGCGGTCATGTCTTTAATATCGATTTCTGAAATCATTTTAGGTTCATCCATAGCCCAACTTGGGCAAATGCGTAGCCAGACCAGATCATGCCGTTCGACAGATCACCTTTAGACCACTGCAGGACACCCACGATGAGGTATCCGACACCAGTGGCACCGACGATTATGTGTTCGAGGCTCACGCCTGCCCCCTTGCTCGGATTGCTTCTGCCGCACATCCAAAGGTCATGAATTCGCCTTCCTCACACACCTTTGCACACGCCTCACGCTCTGCTTCGGCCTGCAAATCAAACCACTCTTTGAACTGACGAAGACCCCAATGTCCAGTCTTCACCCACTCGTATGCTTGGGCTGTCGAAGTCATATTGGTGCCTCCTCAAGATCATCCAGACGCTGGCCCTCAATTGCCTTGAGTAGCTTTGCCATCTCCTTGGGAGACAGGCGTGTGAATGGCCATAGTGGCCAGCCATTTGAATAGGGATGTGTCATAGTAATCTCCAATGATATGCCCTCGGGATGAAGGCATACTCTTAGAGATTGTAGGATTGTCCCGAAGGCGTCCGCCCCTACACCCAGCGTTTTAACGTGCTCTGGTCAGCAACTGAGACAGATTATAACCGACTCACTGAAAAGGCCTCAAGCAAAGGCCCTTTGGATTAGTGGGTTATTCTGGGCGCATACTCTGCCCATATGACACCCTTAGGGTCTAAGACCCTCCGCATGGATAGTAGGGCGGAACGCTCGTCCCTCCCCCTGCAATACGCGGTGTAATCGTCTGCGAACGCCCAATGCCAGTCGTGGCCAGCTAGAGCCTGGCGATAGGCTTCTAGGGTGGGCTGAGGTTGGCTAAAGGTTATCCTAGGGGTCTGAGGCCTTGCCTCGCGCTCTCGTGCGTGTCGTGCGCGAAGCTGGGTTACAGCCTCGGCCATTTGGTCGGCTAGTGTCATGGTATGAATTGAATAAATGCGCCCAATGCTAGGCGGGAATCTTTCGGGCGTTCTCGTGGCGTCTAAGGGCGTCCGCAAGGGCTGCAGCGTATAGACGGGCGTCCGTGAAGGCATGGTCAAAAGAATGATCAAAAACCCTTGCGTCTAACCATGCATTGGCCAGTGCATTGTATTTTTGGACAATCAACGTTTTGTCAATCCCTGGCCCACGGTATGCAATGCGCACATGAGCTCCAAAATACGTTGGTTTCATGCTTAACCCCCGTTGCGGTTTAGTTTTTGGGCAATATCAGATCCACCCGTTTTGCTTATCCACCCTTGGCCATTCCAGCCATTGGAATGCTTTTCTAGGGTTATTTGATTTTCCCCCCATATCAATTGAATGAAGGTTTCACCCTTTGCACGTGCATCACGCACGGCACAATTGATCTGTACAAAACTGGGTTTGCGGACATATTCACGTTGAAACATGGTTTCTCCTATACCGGGCACAATTGCCCACGGATGCACACTAGGTTTTCCCAATGTGCAACCATTGACAATCGGTAAGTGTTAAGCCGCAAGTTGAATGGGGATAACCTTGCGGTCCGTATCCACTACAAAACCGGTTAGATCCGTTTTAGCGTTGCCCTTGGCATAGAGTGCAACGACGACACCTTGGGGATCTATGTGCCGGATATCACTATCGTCACCGTCTACGCATTCCATCCCTAGGAATGAACTAGGGATATCCTCGCGTTTTCTAAAGACCACGGCAATGCGCATACCGGCTGCCTTAGCCTGGCCCACGAATTTCTGATAACCGGGCAAGCCGCTATATGAGAACGTTAGATCATAATTTGAGGGTATGCCCTTGCGGTTTGCAATTTTCGTATAGTCATAGAATTGAATGCCAGGGAATGCGGCCATAACGTTAGGGTAAGTGACACCGTCGCGAGTAACTGGGATTGATTCCCAGCGAATATCCGAAGTGCCATTCAAGCGAACTAGTGGCACCATGCCGCTATTGTCTGCCTTATAGGCTAGTTTTTGGATATCCTTCACAAGTTGCACCATGAAGGATTCTCTATCCTGGTGAAACCATTTAGCCTTATCAATGCGGCTTTGCTGCACTGAATTGAATGCACCACGGCCAGCACTATAGAGACAAGCCGCTTCGCAACCGGCAACCTTTGCCATTGGGCAAGTGTTATGGCCAGAAATTGTGCTGGGTGCCATATAGAGAATGCCGGTCATATATCCGTATTTTTGGCCTTTCACCGTCTTAGCGTTGGTATCAATGGCCAGGAGTTTTTTAGAGCGGTTCATGGTGTTAGATCCTATGAATAGTTGCGTTATGGAAATGATTGTCAGTTGGTAATCGTTAGGTCAAGCGAAAAGAGCTCCGCATGAGTGCAAGAGAAACATTGTGAGACATAAGCCTAGGGCAATGGCTAACACCACGTCTAACACACGTTCTAATGTGCTGGGTTTTGTATCGGTGAAAATGTTGCGGTCAAATTGCATGATATCTCCTTAGGTTTGGTTTGCAATGTGATGAAGTATACACGAGAAAACCAAAGAACACCGATTATTTTATTAGGACATACCCTTAGTTGTCAAAACACAACACTTGAGGTTATCTTGAGGTTATCTTGAAAACGCACCGATTAGGTTAGCTTGAGGTGAGCTTGAGGTTAGCTTGCGGGTGTCGCTAAGTGTATCCCTAGGAGTACTGTAGATTCATACAGTGTTGCGTAAATACAACAAAATGAAAACGCACTGATGCACAAGCAAGGACGTTGTTTTTATACAACACTCATGCCTGGCACCATGAGAACACCTAAGGAATCCCCATTCACTAGCTATTTGAACTAGCAACACCCTAGCAAAATCAACGACTTAGCCCATGCCGTGCCAACTATGTGACAACGTATAGGCAAACGCTGGAATTCGTAAGGGCCATGGGGGGAAAGTTTCGTTCGACAATATGCGGTATAGGTCACATATTTTTTTACTGAATTATTCTGGACCTAAAGACACTCTTAAAGACGCTCTTCAGGCTACATCCGCATGAACCTAATCACTTGGCAAGAGACTGAATGAAGAACGTCCTCAGGAACACACCTAGGAACCCCTAGGAGCTGTCATAAAGACTAACCCAAGGGTACCCCCTCAGATCTCCTGAGGAGGTCTATAACATTGATCTAGGTAGTAACATCATTGTTGTTATATCATTGATGATACTATCCCTAGAGGAATCTTAGAGACTCTATAGATATCTCTAGAATAATACTTAATACTGTATGCTGGTCGATATAGGCTCCAGATCCCCCTCTCCTATTCTATTTACAGATATAATATGCTTACAAAGCTTACAATATCTATCCATAGAATAGGAGAGTGGTTGGAACCCATATCTTACCAGCGGTATGCTAGGCACGACATGAGGACCAGCTGGTCAAAGCCAGAACCCCAAGTGACCATTCGCACCTAGGATCATCCCCCAGAAAACAAGAGTTTTCCAATTGGGCAACCTAAGCTTGGGCAGTGCTATGCACGTGACATCCAAGTGTTCTTCTGAGGTTTCATCCCTAGGATACCCCCCATGAACTTCTTCAGTTCCTTGTCGATGGCTTGGGATTTGATCTCAGAGGCTGCCTTGTTGTTGTCTCTGGCCATGGATTCAGTCCAGTAGGCCACAGCAATGGCTAGGGCATCCAGTCTATCGTCATGGATCAGAGATCCTCTGTCCCTTGTGAGACGAGTGAGTTGATAGAACAAGGAGTACTTGATGTCTTTAGCTGTGTCGAAGTCCTTCTGGATCACCTTCTGGTCCACTATGAGTCTATGTGTAGACATCACGGGTTCCAGGGTGTCGATGATACGGGCTTCCTTCTGTGTGGAGTGTTTCACCTCCTCCACAGTGCAGTTGTAGATCCTCGCTAGGACTGGCTTGAGAAGCTGGGTGAACATACCGTCACCGAAGTTAGCCTCGATGATGATGTACTTCACCTGGTTCCTCTTGGCTGCATAGGCCAGAGCTTCAAGAGTCTCCAGTTCATAGCCTCCGGTGATCCCTCCAGCCTCCGTGAGGAAGAGGTTACCGGCCAGAGCCTTGACCACAGCGTAGCCAGTCTCGTCCTTACCACGGCCACTAGGGTCGATCGACATGACAGCCCCGGTGTACTCAGACATATCGTCTGACTTCCACATGGGTCGGTAGAATCTGTCACCCGTGAGTGCCACATTGGGCAGATCGTTGATGCAGACCTCAGGAGCTGCAGCCCATGCCACCTTCAGATGACCCATGGTCGGGTTCAGATTCTGAATGATCAGGTCTGAGACCTTCAGAGGATACCTGTCGGCATCACTGAGAGACGTGTCGAGCTGGAACTGCAGGGCAAAGCCTGCCTTGCCATAGGATGCCCGTCGCTCCAGGAGGTCAGCCTCATCGAATCGCTTGGGATCGGTGGGTTGTCCTGCGTTATCTGCAGAGGCCTCTAGGGCCTTGGTGACCATGGGCGCCAGCTTGCCCTGGTACTTGATCACCTGAGAGATCTCTGGGTACAGGGCTGGCCAGATACGGACTTCATAGCCACGCTCTGGGAGCTGATTGTAGAGGGACATCTCCGTCTGGGGTGTACCCAGATACAGGATACGGCCACCAGGCTTCAGGATAGCGTCGAACTCCTTGACAGCCTCAGAGAGCTTATCCCGCATCATCTGGGTCAGGGAGTTGTTGGGCACCTCCACGTCATCGGCAATCAGGATGTCCGCACGGGAACCCGTGATCTGTCCTGTGATACCCACGGATTTCACCGAGGGAGAATGGTCAGGAGTGGCTGGTCCTACGTCAAAGGCGATCACCGAGTCTCTCTGGCCATCCTGAGGTTTCAGGTGCTGGAGCATGGGGATCTCATTGATCAGTCGCTTGACGAAGGTGGAGAATGCGTCAGCCCGTTCCTTCGAAGCTGAGACCACGAGGATCTTGAGCTGGGGATTGTTGAGCAAAAGCCAGCAGACAAAGGCTGAAGTGATCCAGGATTTGCCAACCCCTCGAAAGGCCTCGATGACAGACCTTCGAGGTCCATGCTGTAGGTAATAGGCAATGTCGTACTGGACTGCAGTGGGCTCTGGAAGTCCTAGGTGTTTCCACACTAAGAACATGAATACCCGGAAATCAGCTAGGGCTGGATGTTTGGTTTGGGTCATAGATTGATTAAAAGGGGTCTAGGAGACGTTTTCCAAGGTTACCTAAGGGGTAGGTATAGGTAACCTCAGAAAAAGCCTTGTGAGCTGTTTTAACGAAGATGGGCTTTGAGTTCGTCTAACCCACCAAGATGGGTATCTTCCCAGAATATCTGAGGGACTGTCTTGAAGCCCTTGCTTAGGAAGTCTGCAAGTTCACCCTTGGGGAGAGCTAGGACATCGACATAGGCATATTCGTTGCCGGTGGACTCAAGGAGATCCTTAGCTGCCTTACAAGGCTGGCAACCAGGTCTGCCATAGATGGTGTAGGTCATACGGATTTACGGAAGGGGACGATGTTCTCGTCTTCGAAGATAGGGAGATCGGCTAGGTCAGCCAGAGGAGAACCCTGAGCTGCCACAGCTTCAATCTTGTTGTCCTTCAGAAACTGACGGGCAACGTTGAGGATGGCAGCGGGAGGGGGAAGTTTGGCTCCAGTATCAGGATCTGTGTAGTCCTGACTTAGAGCCTCCTTCAGTACCTCTGCGAGCTTGCCGTGAAGACCACCAAGGGCCTTCTCGTCAGCTTTGTTCATGGTCATAGGAATAATTTAATAGCTTTATCGATTCCAACAGACTGAGCGACAACGACCGCCACGGCACCCATTGCAAGGTACTTGATCTGAGCCAGAGTCTTCTCGATGCCTGCAAGTGATTTGCGGAGATCCGCTGAGATATCCTGAAGTTTCTTCAGTTCTTCTGCATGATCATCCACCTTAAGCTCCAGCTTGATAATACGGTGTTCAAGTTCCATGGCTTATGTCTTGATGATGTAATTCAGGATGATAGTTGGCTGGGTGTTGTTGTGGGCCTGGCCGTTGCCAATGAGCTGGAGGTCAGACACGGTGCTACCACGGGAGATGGTGCTACCACCTGTACCGAGAGTCTGGCTTGGAAGCTGGGCATTGGTCAGGGTGTGGATCTCAGCACCACCCACGGCACCTAAGGTAGCCCCGTTGACACCAGAGCCTCCTGTGGTCAACCGAGTGGCTGAAGTTCCACCCATGTTGTCCTTGCCACCAGGGATACGTCCACGGAGGTCAGGAAGGGCAAATGTGGTGGAGCCATCACCGGCACCGTAGGTTGTCCCTAGGGTGGTGAAGAGGGCAGCGTAGGTTGTTCTGGAGACAGCCTGGCCGAAGCACAGGAGCCAACCCGTGGGGGCTGTAGATCCAGCAAAGGGGAGAACACAGCCCGTTGGAGTTAAACCGCCAGCAGCGGAAGTTCCTGCATTGGCAATATTTCTAGCATTCGACATACATTCCTTTTAAAGGTGGCCCCGACACGAAAAGCATCGGGGCCTTTGGATATTAAACGCTCCAAGGAGTGCCTTGAGCAACTACAGGATTCTTCATCAACTCAATCTGAGCAGCCAAAGAAACTTCGGTAGCTTCCTTCTCAACACCGTTATTCCAGCACCAATCAAGAACTTCTTGTTCGGTCACGCTGTTGTAAGGGATTGCAGGTGTAGCAGAAGCAAAACTGCAAGTTGAGTATGCGGAGGCTGTGTGGTCTCCGTCTACTGCTGTGCAATTCCAATGTGCGGTTTGGATGAAGCCATCAGAAACCAAGTAGTCTGTCTGAGTGATTGTCCATGTGTATGTAACCATGGTTGTTTCCTTTAAATATTAGATGCCAGCGTCTGCTAGGCGTTTACGGAGAGATTGAATTTCAGCCCACATTACAGGGATAAGAGCAGAAGCATCCATTTGCTGATACACGGGGTTTCCATCTGCATCTACTGCATCTTTTTCACCAGTATGTGCATACTCAGGTGTTTCGTGAGCAATAAACATTGGGCGCTCTTGTGTTGCGCCTTTCATCTTGCCCATATAAACAGGCACAGAATCAATCAATGCACCGCTACCAGTTACAGGGCCAAGAATGTCTTTTGCTCTGTAATCAGAAGTTGTGTTGTAAGCAGTTAAACCGCCTGCTCGGTTATAGGTAATTGAGCCTACAAGAGTAGCTGATGTTTCCGTATAAAAATCAATGAATTTATTGTTGCCCGAAGTTGCGGCATTCCAACAAACGTAAGTTCCGCTAGTAGACCCAGCCGAATTTTTTGCCCATACAGCACAATTATTTAAATTTCCAGTACCATCTACTTTAATTTTTCCATCCGCTCCAGTGGTAGTACCAACTAACAAGTTACCACTTGAGTCTATACGGGCACGCTCTGTTCCGTCTTTATTAATTGCAAGATCACCACCGCTTGTCGCATTTAAGTAATAGGTTGCTATGCCTGTGTATCGAACAGCAACTTGATTGCCACTAGCGTTTTCCGCAAGCACTCTTGAACTAAGTGCGTTACTTGTTCCACCAACTAACAAGTTACCACTAGCATCCAAAGTCATTGCTTGGGTAAAGGTAATGGCGTTACCTGCTGTGCCAGAACCGACTGTATACCAAGAATGTGCGCCTGCTCCTTGTTGATAATTAGAAGCTGCTGCGGTGCTTCGGTATGTCCAACTTGTGCCGTTGTGATAAGCGTTGCCAGGCATATTAATAGAAGTTGCCGCTCCCATCAATGAACCATAAGGTACGTCAAAAGATTTAAAACTACTTCCCCAAGCACTAGGAGTAACTCCTAATCCTAGATTGCCTGAGGCTGTTAAGCGTAGTTTTTCTGATGGCGATGCTTCATTGGCTGTGAAGAAAACCAAATCACCTTTTTGTGCGGGTGATGTAGTAACTTGGGTTGCTTGAGTTCCAATAAATGCGTAGTCAACAGTAGTGCCAGAACTATTCTTTCCTGTGAACTGCAAGAAACCTAAATAGTCATTTGCCGCTGGTGAAGCGCTGTTTCTGAACAGATTTAAGTAAGGGCCATTCAAAGCGCCAGCATCGGTGCTCTCAATGATTGCAACATCACGACCACTACTTGCAACATGAAGTTTTGCAGAGGGGCTACTTGTACCAATACCAACATTACCTGTGTTGGTAAGGCGCATGATTTCAGTACCATCGCCACCACTATAACGACTAGCCCAAAATGCAAAAGCAGAAACACCAGCAGGTTGACCAATAGACCAGTAGTCAACACCACCCTGAAGAAACTCAAGTTGAGTTCCAGTTTGTCCCGATGATGCTGTGTTCTGGAGCTGAGCAACAATACCTCTTGTTGGGTTGCTTTGTGCTACATCCAGTCTGTAAGAAGGACTACTTGTGCCGAGGCCTAGACCCGTAGCATTTAGACGCATACGCTCAGAAGCACCAATACCCCAATACTGAGCAGATCCATCAGCCACGATTCGATAGCGAGACTCGTACACATTAGAGGAGTTCAATGACTCGATGTTCAAGCCCATGCCCTTGGCAGCACCCTCAACACTGTCGCCAGTAAACCTCAGTACCTGCGTGAACGGCCAGTCGTTCCTACGGGTCATCCTAAAGACTGGGTTAGCAGTCGATGTACCTTCGTCAGATCCAAAGGCTGTGACGTCTCCAGTAAAGGACGCATTGCCTGACTGCTTGAGTGTTCGGAGTAAGCTCAATCCAGTCAAGTCGTCGTAGGTAAAGAAGCTGCTGGTTGACAGTACATTACTACCATTGAGGTAAGCCACGCCATTTGCATTGCCATTAGTCTGGAATGTGCCAAAGGCCGCAGCACTGGTGGCACTCGCAGCAGCCGCTGAGGCGCTAGAAGAAGCACTGGTGGCACTGGAGGCAGCATTGGTGGCGCTCGCAGCAGCATCCACGGCGCTAGAGGCAGCGTTATTTGCCTGTGTCAATGCCGAAGATGAAAAGGAGCTAGCCCATGAAGATGAACTTTCAGCCGCTGTTGCAGAAGTCGCAGCCGCTGACGCTGAGTTACTTGCATTGGTAGCTGAAGTTGCAGCACCAGTGGCGCTTGAAGCAGCAGCCGTAGCGGAAGCAGCAGCAGCATTACGAATGGAGATAGTATCTACAGGGCTAAAGAAGGTAACAACTCGCAGGACATCGCCTACAGAAGCACCTGCACCCAACGTAACAGACGTGCCATTGGTCGCCGTAAAATCAGCAGCATCCAGCAGAACCCCGTTCAGATAAACGTAGACGGAGCTTGGGTTGTAACCACCGGAAATCGTGAAGATGAACTGACCGGCAATAGCGGTGATCTCCTGTGTACCCACAGCCTGTAGGGGAGCCGCAGCTACCCAAGCAGTTCCAGTCCAGACTCGTAGCTGGCTCTCTGTGTTATTCCAGTAGAATGCTCCAGCGAGGATGGCGTTGCCATCATTGTCCGCCGTGGGTGCGACAGCCTTAGAACCTAGATAGCGATCATCGAAGTCATCGTAGGTAGCCGCAGCGGCATTCGCAGATGACAGAGCAGCAGCCGCAGAGTTAGCAGCCGCAGTAGCCTGAGCCTGGGCAGAGGCCAAGACAGGATCGACATAGGCCTTGGTTACGGCATCCTGGGCGTTGATCGGGTTGGCCACATTGATGATACGCTTGTTCAGGGCATCGAAGCGACCCTGTGAGTCCACCTTAATGGTGTCCTCAAGATCATCCTCAGTCTCCTGACCAAGGTACAACTGCCAGGTCGCCAGCAGGTCGAGATCTCGCTCCAGCAAAACGGACCCATCCGTGAAGTTCACGATGGTAGAATCTTTAGGGGTCTCACGACGGATATCAATGACGACACCGTTAGCGGGAGCCGAAGCAAACTGGATCGTGCTGGAATTGAGGAACGACCAGTTGGTCACCAGAGTACCGTTCACACGGACCTTGATGTGGCCTGTAGAAATGGTAGGGAACGAAAAGGTATAGTTTGTGGTAGAGCCGTTGCCGGAATACCGAACGTAAGAATACGCCACTTGGGAATCTCCAAAAAACCCCTAGGTGTTACCCTAGGGGATATATTTTAATATGGTCGAGGGGTGTCAAATAGACCAGCTTTAGACTTGGCCTTAAGCAATTCGTTAGTAATAAACTTGTCCACAACCTTTTGCTCCTGCTTCATGGTCATTGCCATGGCAGCATTCTGCAACTCGTTGATAACGGCCTGTGTCTCTTCCACCTTGGCAGCACGATACTTGAACGTGCCTTCGGGGAGCGGAGCCTTCAGGATAGGATATAGGACAGCTTCAGGTTGCAGTGACTTGTAGTTCTGTTGCCAGACATCGAACAGGGTTCGCTTGCCATCGGAGGCCATGATCGTCCTCATGTCAGCATCACCCATCTCCTTGGCTTTCACCGGAGGCTTGAAGGTGACACCTGTGACACGGGTCAGACGATCCATCTCGCTCAGGACAAACTGGGACTGCTCGTTCATTCCCTTGGCCCTCTCCTCTACCGAAGCGGTCGAGAAGACATTCCACAGAGATCCTGTGTCAGCCATCTGGCGGGGGTTACCCAGCACATCGTAGGCAAAGGCCGTCTTTGAGGGATCATCGAGACCCACAGGACGCAGCAGCTTCTGCTCGACCATCTGCCAGAAGGTGGCGGGGTCACGCATCTGCGGGT